CCGTTATTATCAGCGCTTTTAGGCATGCTTGGAGGTGGAATGAATAAAATTCAAAATATTTTTAATCCTCCAAAAACTAATAATGAAGGCATGAGCCCATCGATGATGAAAATGTATGATGAGCTTAACAAGTAAAGGAAAAATATGACTAAACCTATTTATGAAAAGCCTAGACCTAAAAGCCTAGGTAAACCTAAAAAATTAACTTCGGCTCAAAAAGCTAAAGCAAAAAAATTAGCAAGTGCCGCAGGTAGACCATATCCAAATATGGTTGATAACATTCGTGTTGCGGGCGATGCTCGTAATAGGAGTAAAAAATCATGAAAACAAAAGATGCAAGACTTAGGCGTGCAGGTGTTTCGGGTTATAATAAACCTAAGCGTACTCCTAGTCATCCTAAAAAATCACATATTGTTGTAGCTAAAGAAGGTGATAAAGTAAAAACTATTCGATTTGGGCAACAAGGTGTTAAAACTGCAGGTGCACCAAAAGAAGGTGAATCTCAAAAACAAAAGAATAGAAGAAAGTCTTTTAAAGCTAGGCATGGTAAAAATATAAAAAAAGGCAAAATGTCGGCTGCTTATTGGGCAGATAAAGAAAAATGGTAATATAAAGGAGTGTAATGAGCACAAGTGACATCTATTGGAAAGATTATTGGGTTAGAGGCAAGTGTGACAAGGTTCCAGGTAAGCTTCAAGCAATATATTTCGATATGTGTGTAAATTTCGGTATAAGTGGTGCAATTAAAGTATTACAAGAAACTGCTAATGGTAAAGGTGCCGATATTGATGTTGATGGTAAAATTGGACCAAATACCATAAAAGCAATACAAAACCTTAGTGTTCAACGAGTTCGAGCATTTCGAGCACTTAAGTTTGCAAAAATAGTTATAGCCAATCCAAAACAAATGAAATTTTGGTATGGATGGTTTCGTAGAAGTTTAAAAGTATAAAAATTAAGGAAGGATAAAAATGACTGAATATGATGCAGTAAAACATAATTCACCACCAACAGAGCAAGAAATTAGAAAATTAGACAGTTATGAATACGGAAGACCTAAAGGGTTAGTAATGAATGAACTATTAAAACTATTTAATTACATTCCTGAAAATGCACATTCACAAATGGATACGCTTATTAATCAAAATAATATGAAACCAAATGCTCTTATGGAAACAAGTATGGCATATCAAAATCCAAATTCTATACTTCAAGATAATGATACTTTACTACAAGATATTATTGACATGTTTCTTAGAAGCGATACAAAAGGTTTAAGTGATAGACTTCCATCTATAGAACAAACAGGCGGAGAAACAGGCGGACTTATAAACGCATTGATTAGAGGTTTAGGAACTGGAAGTTATGAAAGAAAAAAATCTCCATTATTAGATGAATTAAAATAAATGGCCAATTTAAATCTTAATGGCGATGTTTCAAAGAATGAAGAAGTATTGCATACCGCATATACTGATTTAATTACATTTGGTAAACTATTTTCGCCACAAGACTTTTTAGCATCCGCTACACCTAACTTCCACCGAAAGGTTGGAGGTTTATTAATTAATAAAGAAATACAACAATTAGCCCTAGTTTTACCTAGGGACCATGCTAAATCCACTTTAGCAGCCACCGCAGTACTACATAGATTCTTATTTGCA